ATTATCCCCCCGAGTGGGTCTTCCCCAGGTTATGAGGATGAGGATTCCCACCAGGTTGGTGCGGAGTGACGTGGGCGCTGGAGAACGGGCTCTTGTCGGAGCCGGCATGGCCGCCACGGGCGAGCTTGCGGTGATGACCCTTATGGCCATGAACCTTGCCGCCGTGCTTGGCCCCGTGCTCCTTAGCCTCGTGCATCACGTTGGAGCGTTCGGCATTGTAAGGCGTAGCGCCACCAACGTTTTTCTTATGGACCTTGTGACGGTGAGCCATATCTTGGTTCCTTCTTAGAAGTTGCTGAACTGGGCAAAGCCGAACAATGGCGAGGCCGCCACATCCGAAGACCCGACAGAAGCCGCCGATTGAGCGGTGATTTGCTGCCTGATCGTAAGCCTTACACCAGTTCCGTTGGCAATGGTCGCCGAGGTCCCATTGGAGACGAAGGCGGCGCTTGCCGCATAAGTACCACGGACATCCGGGGTTGTCGCTGTCATCGCCAGGGACGACCCGATAGTCGCATTAGCGGAAGTCAGGACAACAAGGCTGGGAGCCAGAAAGGTTGTCGATACGGTAACAACCGTGTTGGCAAGGTTGGTGGCCAGCAAGGGGAAGCCAAAGACATCCTGGAACCCAACTCTGACGCCAGTGGCGCTGATGGTTGTGGCCGTGGACGGCGTGACCGATACCAGATACTTGAACGCCTTCTTGCCGACGCCGGTGCCGGACGATGTGGTCGAGGCCAGAATGGTCTCGGTCATCTTGAAGCCGTACATATCCCGGCCGTTGACGATGTACTGTTCGGTGTTGGCATTCGAGCCGTTAAGGACTGAGATAGAGCGCCCAGTCCCGCCGGCAGGATTCCACAGCCCGACAGACCCAGCCTGGCCAAAGCTCAGGACCATGGCCGTGCTGTCGATAGCGATGACGGAGACCGTCAGGCCGCTCTCGGGTGCGGTAATGGTCGTCAGGAACGTCCCGCTAGTCGAGTTCGCCGCAAGTGTCAGCGGCGTACCGGCGACCGGCGCGACAGTAGAGCCGACGATGGCGCTGCTGTTGGCGGCGTAGGGGATGTAATCCACCAAACCGACTTGGCCGTATATTCCGGCAATCCTACTCCCGACTGCGTCGCCGGGGCTGTAGTTGTAGGCAGGACGCGGGTCCAGAAGAGCGGAGCCCAGATCGAACAGATTCGGAGCCCGCTCCTCGTTGTACTCGGTCACTTGGCCGGTCGAGGTAGTGGTAACGCCGTAAGTAACCTGCGGGCCAGAGATTGCGGTGATGCCCATTATGTTCTCCTGTCAGCCTTTCCGGGATGTCCCCTAGCTTGTCGGGAAGGTCCCGTATGCGGCACGCCAGTCGTAGTAGGTCGGCACATACCGCTGGTAGCCCTTGACCAGGAGGTTGTCCGTGGTGAACTCCACCGACATATCCATCTCGAAGGGCTTGCGATTGAAGAAGACCAGCCCATCGTGATTGGTAAGGATGAACCACGCGAAGCTCGAAGTCAGGTAATCCCAGACCATGAATCCTTCCTTGAGGGATTCGTTCATGCCAAGGACTGCGTTGACATCGTTCTGCGCCGTGCCAGGCCGAAGCTCGGAACGGAAGAGGCGGAGCGCGATGGGCTCAAGGTTCGGTGGCACAACGCACTTGCGGCCACGAGCGTGGATCTTGAGGCCGGCGTTGTCCCGCCAGGTCGAGCGAATCGTAATCAGGCCGTTGAGCAGCGACGTTTCGTTGAGGTCAACGTCGGGGGTCGGCTGATTAGGAATGCTGGCGAACGGAGCATCAATCGGATGCCCGGCTGAGCTGAAGAGAGCGACACCATCGCCCTGGACAGCGGCGTTGAAGGTAGTGCCCGTGTTGAACACGTTGGCGGCATAGAGTTCCTCAGTTTCCTTAAAGGACTCCATGAGGCCGTCGTTCGACGGGCCGAATTCAGACTTGTAGAGGTTGTCGTCGATGGCCTTGCGGGTGATCGCATAGCCGAGGCCAATCTCGAAGTGCTCGGCATTGTAGACGAAGCGCTGGCCGGCGCCGTTGTCGAAGGCAGTAGGTGCGCCCTCCTGCTTCAACTGAGCAAAGCCCAGGTAGCGCATCGCTACGCGTCTCTCCAAGGCCATGTTCGAATTGATCTGCCGATAGATCTTCGGCCATTGCCGCTCGATCATCGGGTACTTGCCCGAGATGCCCCACAAGCCAGGAAGCAGGAGGTCGCGGATCTGCGCTAATGCCACAGGCATGGAATTCTCCTAAGCCCGCTCTCCTGAAGCACGGTAGGACCTGCCCTACTCTCGTGGAATGCTTTCAGGACCTTCAAGAACCTCATTACGAAGTCAGACCGGTGATGTTCCGGCGGATACAGTTGTTCAGTTGAACAACCATAATCTGAAGCCCCTCGGCGCCCGAGGAAGTCCCGTTCACGCCGGGTGGGGCATAGTTTTGGTAGACGTCCACGACCTTGAAGAACGAGTTGGACGAGAGACCAGTAACTGCCGATGACAGCAGGGCCTGGATGCTCTGGCCAGTCGTCTGGTTCCCAAGGGATGAGCCAGTCAAGGTGGGGGCGATGCTGTACCCAATGCAGCTAGTGCCGAGAACAGAAGCAGAGGTCCCCTGAGCAATGTAAAGCTGCTCTGGGTTGGTGCAGACATAGGCGTCTACCGGGGCGCTGGATGTCCCCAGGTTGCCTGGGAAGAAGGGACTCCAGACCGTGCGGGCCACTGTGGGGCTGAAGAACTTACAGCCAAGAAAGACACCGACTGTCGCGCTCGTGGCAGTAATGCCAAGAGCAGAGGAAACCACCGTAATGGCTCCTACTGCGACAGAGCTTTGAGCGACCACATCACCTGTGAAGTACAGGTTGGTGTCGCTGGCGTTGATGGTGAGGCGGTCAAACCCGGCCGTCGGGGCAGTGCCCTCACGTTGGCCGAACTGACGGAATCCGAATGGTGCAGCTACGTTCGCCATGGATGGCTCCATTTCGACTCCGACTGCGCGTGCAGTCTTTGTCGCGGTTGGCCATCAAGGCGCTTGACGGAGTAGGCTTTAGGGGGCGCCCCTACGCCTTCATACGAAGGCGCTCGACTTATTCGGTACTCTCCTTCGAGACGACTTAATCCTCTGGGACTTCAACCCGCTCGAAGGATTTATTTATTCTATTCGAATTTACAGCGGAAGGGTGACGCGCGTCAAGTGCTATCGGAAGGTCGCCATAGCGCAGCGCCGCCTCCTTGATGGCGACCTGCTCTCTAGCCATGCGCTTATCACGCTCCCTGGCCTTCCTCGACAACTCCAAAGGCCGCGCCATTAGCACTAAGCCACGAACAGTAATCTCGTTGGGGTCGCCCCTCTTCATGAACTTCCCGTCGAATCGGCCGTCAAAATCCTCTTGGTGGACGGGGGTCCAGCCCTTGCGTTCGAACTCGGCCCGGTGCTGGTGGTCCGCTTGGCCAAAGACCTCGCTGGTAACCCACAGAAGATCCATGCCCTCGGGGATAAGCGACCTGTCGATATGCAACAGATCCGGCGCATCCTGCTCGTTCGGGTCAACACTTGCCCAATTGGGGGCGGCCCGCATCTTGTGCTGGACCTTGGGCGCCTGCTTGGCCTCGACCTTCGGCTCGGGATTCTTACGGGGGCGGCCAGGTTTGCGTTTAACCGGCTGAGCTTCTGCTTCTTCGGTCATCGACGCTCTCCATAATCTCCATTCATTTTATGCTGGGCAAGCTTCTGTTTTTGCTTGGCATATTCGACATCGGTAATGCCGGCGATCTTCGCGAATTCCTGTTCCTCGGGGCTCAACCTGACCTTGGATGAAGCTCTCTGACCCGTGCTTGTCTGGGTTTCGCGGCTGACGGGGGCGCTCACGATAGCTGCACTCCGGTCTGTCGTATGGGTAACCACCTCGGGCTCATCATTGGGTTCCTCTGGCTTAGGCAGGCTGCCGATAGACCTGAGAGTATTCTCAATTTCCGGGAGATAGCCCGGCATCCCAGGCTGAAGTCCAGCCAGCCTAACCTGCTCATCTGCGTACCTTAAAGCACTTTGCTTCCTTGGGTCAGTAAGATAATCCCGGTGCGCCCTAAGCCAGTCTTTCTCGGCATTCGGTAGATTGAAGCCGTCGATTGGGTCGGCGGAGGTAGATCTGGGTTGCGGGGCTACCGGAGGCGGCTCCTTCTTACGCTGCTCAATCTCTTCCTTGCCAAGTTCCAGCCCGGCCAGCCGCGCCTCAGCACGAGTCATGCGACGCTGGGCCTCGCCGGCAGCAGAATTATCGCCGGCATTAAGCGCGGCCACATAGTCAGACTGCGCCATGTCGGCTTCGGCCTTAGCCGCAGCTATAGCATTGCCGACAACGGCTTCTTCCTGCTCCTGGTTTGTTTTCTTGTATCTCTCAATTTCGCCGGCATGAGTCTGTGCTTGCCGAAGCGCATCCTCGCGCTCCTGCGCCATGCGGCGACCGTATTCGCGCTGCAATTCCTCCGACTTTTTAAGGTCGGCGATCTGCTTCTGGAGGGCGAGTGTAGCCTCGTCAGGCTCCGGTGGAAGGAGCTGTTCCTTGCTTTTGTCTACCTCTACGACTTGGGTGTCGAGCAAGAGCGGCTTCGGCGAAGGAGTCTCGCCATTGACATCCGTAAGCCGCACGCTGTCGGTATCCAGCTCCGGGGACTGGAATAGGCCCTGCTCCTTCGGCGGAGGCGGCTCGGGTATCGGACGCAGTCTCGGCATCTATGGACTCCTAGAATACCATCTGTGGGTCTTCAACAGTCATGCGGATATTCACATCCCGCACTAGACGACACGGATACCCATTGATTGTCAATGCCTTGGCGTCGCCAATAAAGTAGACAGCCCAATCATAGAGCAGAGGGATCTCGGTAAATTTGAAGTCCGGCGTATCCTCAAAGGCGTCGTGGCCGAATTTGAGAATCAGGCCAACTTTACCCTGCCAGACATCCTCTTCGACATTAGAATCTGGCCTGATTATCCCGCCAGAAGTCTTCTCTGGACGAATATAGGTGCCGATAAGAACATCATCCCTGAAGATATGTAAGTCGGTGAGATCGCCGACTTCCTTGATAATGGCCTGCTTCGGGTTGGCGGCAGTCGATATGATACCAATGGCCCTACGCGGAGTAACAACGCTCATCCCTCTATCTCCATTTCTACATCCTCGGCAAGCTTGATAGCCGCCGCCAGCCCCCTGATATAGCCCACCGCCTCCCGATAGACTTCGTGATTTAACATCCGGCCGAGGATAATCTCTTTCCCGGCCTTGTTCATCTCCTCGTCGATTTTGGCTCTAAGATTGGCGTGGAATCGACCTATCGCCATTAGCCTTTTCTCTTTCTCTTTTGAATAGCAGCCTTCTCTAGACGGCCCTCACCAGAGTCACCGCCGGCAGTCATCCCAACCTTCCCGCCACGCTTCATCATGCCGGGTGGGCGAGGAGGCATCCCTGGGGGCATGCCAGGAGGGCCACCCATAGGCATACCCATCGGGGGCCTGGGAGGAAGTCCCGGAGGCCCGCCGGCGAGGGCACCACCCGGAGGGAGGGCCGGGGGTGGACCGCCAGGGCCACCGGGGGGCAGTCCCATGGGGCCTCCGGGCGCCATGGCATTATCCGGGGGATGCTTGCCATGGTGTCCGACGATAGCGATGTTGACCTGAGTCCCGTGCTTCTTGGCGTGGCCGCCACGAGCATATTTATTCAAACGTCC